TTTTACCGAATCAGATTGTCCCGAAGGTGGCGTCCTTGCAGTGGACTCGAGCAGCGATTCGTCAAAGTACGTCGGCATTCGTTGCGGACTTACGGAGGAAGGCAACATCATTGCCACGGTGCAGTTCTCCACAGAGTCTCTTAAAGACATGTGGGTTCATGTGAATAAAGCAATGGACGACGACCCGAAACTCAGACTGGCAATCTCGCCCGCCCTTGACCTTCATACGCCAGAGAAACTAGAACGGCGACGTCAAATATTTGGCTACGCCGAAGTACTTAAATTCACGGGTCTCACTCGCTCGCTCATTCTCGAAAAACGCATCTACCACCGAGGCGAAGAACTCCTTGCAACCCATGTGAACCGAGCTGTCCTTGCCCGCGCAAACGGTCAAGTCGTGATCTCTTCGCAACGCTCCCCTGGCCCGATTGAAGCAGCGCGACTTCTCGTTGTTGCAGCAGCTCTTGTTTCTCGTCCGTCAAATACTGGACGCGCAGCAATGGCGTTCGGAAGGTAGTTGCATTTGCAACAAGTTTGTGGGAGACTCCAGTCGTGGCGTTCTTCTCCCGAAAAATAACTACTGCTGAATTTGCGTCTTCGCCAATTAAAGCTGCTGCTGGAGTTTCCAGTATTGCTGGCATCCCTCCGATGTACGCATGGTCAAGCGGTGCTTTTGAGCAGGTCGCCCTTAGTCTCCCGACTGTGTCGCGGGCGAGAGACCTTCTCGCCTCGACCATCTCAGGTCTTGAATTTCGTCAATACATCAAGCAATGGAACGGCGAAGAGTACGAAGAAATTTATGTACCAAATGAGTCGTGGATGGAGAATCCTGATCCGAAAGTTCCACGCCAGTTCATCCTTGCAAACACGGTCACCGACCTTTGGATGACGGGACGCGCCTTTTGGGCGGTCACTTCTCGCAACGCAACCGACGGTCGCCCAATGTCTTTCGAATGGCTACCGTCCGCAAACATCCAGACACCGAATCAGCAAGGCCCACAATTCTTCGGTATGCCAGACGTCATCGAGTTCAATGGCGTCCCGTTAGACCCGAACGAAATCATCACCTTTCTTGCACCGACAACTGGTCTCATGTATTCAGGTCGGCGCTCCGTCAGCATCGCAACTCACCTCGATCAGTACGCCGACCGCGCAGCAACCATCGAAACCGTCCCTGGTTATCTTCAGCAGACGGCAGCAGGCGAGACAATGTCTGGTGAAGAACTTGGAGACCTTGCTGCACAATGGGCGCAGGCTCGTCGCGAAGGAAACGTCATCGGCGCATTGAACAATTATGTCAACTTTGTTGAGTTTGACCGTGACCCGCTTGAAGTAAACGCAGCGCAACGCGAATACCAGGCTCTTGACCTGTCTCGTATGTGTTCAGTCCCCGCATATCTTGTCTCTGCACCAACTCCAGGCGCATCCATGACATACCAAAACGCTTCGCAAGCCCGTCAAGACCTTTGGCTTTTCGGCGCGCAAATGTACGCACACGCAATCGAATCTCGCCTTTCAATGAACGACGTTGTCAGTCGCGGACGCTATGTCTGCTTTGACACCGACGACCTTTTAGCAATCGGCGATATGCACGATGTTCTAGTTGAACCACAAGTACCCGACCTCGAGGAGATGCCTTCATGATCAAGTTCACCGCCGTCCCCGTCACTCTTGACGCAGCAGCTGGAGAAGATGCACCGCGCACCATCACCGGCATTGCAGTTCCTTGGGATGTCGTTGCAAACGCTTCAGGCCAGAAGGTTATGTTTAAGCGCGGAGCGTTTGACTTGAATGGCAAGCCCGCGCGACTTCTTGAAAACCACGACGGACGCCCCATCGGCATCGTCACCGAACTTATTGACCTCGACAACGGACTTGGATTCAGCGCAACATTTGCACGATCAAAACAAGCCGATGACGTAGTTGAACTTATTCAGATGTCCGCATACGACTCGGTCTCCGTCGGCGCAGTCCCCAAGAAATTTAAGTACGACAAGAACGGCGTCATGATTGTTTCATCCGCCGATCTACAAGAACTTTCGGTCGTCAGCGTTCCGGCATTTGCCGACGCAATAATTGAAAAAATCGCTGCTTCAGAACCCGACCCAGATGTCGAAGAAGAAGCAACCGAACCCCAACCCGACACAAGTCTCCAGGAGGAAACAATGTCACAAGAAACCCAAGTCGAAGCCTCCGCGCCCGACGCCATCCCAACATCACCAATCTTCGCAAGCGCAAAGAAAACCTTCATCATGCCTTCTGCTGCCGAGTACATCTCAGCCGCTTTCGTTGGCGGAGACCAATGGCGAGCAATGAGCGAAGGCATCCGTGCAGCTGCACCAGACGTCATCACCTCAGACATCCCAGGTGTTCTCCCACTTCCAATCGTTCAGCCTGTTTACAACAACTTCATTGGTCGTCGTCCAGTCATTGACGCAATCGGTGCAAAGGCAATGCCACAAGGCGGAAAAGTATTCATCCGTCCAGAAGTAACAACTCATACTTCAATTGGCAACCAGGCAACTGAAAACACCGCACTTACCCAGGGCACTTTTGTCATCACAGACAACCAAGTCACCAAAGGTACATACGGCGGATACGTCACTCTGTCGGAGCAGTCAATCGACTGGTCACAGCCTGAAATCATCAGCCTTGTTCTTGACGACATGGGTCGCATCTACGCAAACGCAACAGACAACGTTGCAGCCGACAACTTGAAGGCTGGGGCAACAGTTACTCGCAACTTCTCAGCTGCTTCGGTGCTAGATGCTTCATATTGGGCAGCATGGATTTCAGGTGCAGCACAAACAATCCTCAGCGGTTCAAACGGCAACCTGCCAACCCACATTTTTGTAAACCCAGAATGGTGGGGATTTTTGCTGAGCCTTAGCGACACATCAAAGCGTCCGTTGTTCCCACAAATTGGGCCAATGAACGCATTTGGTAACTTGACCCCAGGACAGCCAAACGGTGTTGCCTTCGGCTTGCAGGTCGTAGTTGACCGCAACTTTGCAGCAGACACTCTCATCATTGGTGATGCTTCTGGTTACGAAATCTTCGAACAGCAGAAGGGCGCACTCAGCATCGACGTTCCGTCAACCCTGAGCCGCACAATCGCATTCCGTGGTTACCTTGCAACACTCATGATTGACTCAAGCAAGTTCGTCAAAGCGGCAGTCGTCGCCTAAAGCGACTGAACGACAGGAACTGGAATAATGGCTACTTACGATCTCGCGTTTCATACGCGCCTCGATGGGTACGCCGTTCTCCAGACCTTCGTTGAGACTGGTATCCAAGTCGGGGACTCCGTGGTAATCGCAGGCGCAAGCCACGGATTCAACGCAACGGCAACCATTGTCTCAACACAAGACTTTGAATTCATCGGGGTCTCAGAAGAGGGCGACCTTCTCTTTGACTCCGATGTAATTCGTCTTTATCAGTTTCTCTATGTCAATGCAGGCGTTGACTTTCCTCGAGACACCGCTACTGGCACAGTCACTTTCACCCCGAGCATCAGTTGGATCACAAACGCAATGGTTCTTGAGTTCTTGGGCATCGACGTCGCAACTGCCAACGACACCGCCTTCATTACTACTTGCGTAGCAGCTGCAAACTCGTACATCTATCGCAAGCGTCGCGAAGCGGGGTACACAGATTCGCAAAGCGTCGTTCCAGATGCTGCCGTGAAATTGGGCGGGATTCTTTATGCCTCGACCCTGTATCGCGAGCGGGGAAGTGCCGATTCCTTCGCCTCATTTGACTCGATGTCTTCAATCCCCATCCCGTCAACAATGGGACGCATCATGGCCCTTATCGGCTGCGGAAGACCACAGGTCGCGTAATGGCTGCAACAGGAATCCTCGTCGACGCAGTCAACGCAATCAAAACCGCTCTTACAGCTCTGGGTCTCAAACCCGTCACAGATCCCCGAAACGCGCGCCCAATGTCCGTCATGATTGAACTCCCCGAAATGACATCATGGACATACAACGTCGGCGACTTTCGGATTCCCGTCAGAGTCTTGGCAGCTCCTCCAGGCAACCAGGACTCAGGCGACTATCTCATGTCAACTGTTGACACAATTATGAACTCGTCCATCGCAGTCGTTGACGCCCGTCCAGGCAACGCGAACTACGGCGGGCAAGATATACCCACATACGATCTCACGGTGGCAATCGCCGTGCGGAGAAACTAACAAAAGGAAACACAATGGCGACAAGCACATTCCTCTCAAATGCCACCATCAGCATCACCCAAGGCGCAACCACAACCGACTTGTCGGATCAAGGCAACGCAGTCACAATCACAATCGGTTACGACTCCCTCGAGTCAACTGCTTTTGGCGACACAGGTCACCGCTTCACTCAGGGACTCCAGAGCGTCGATGTTTCAATCGACTTCTTCCTTTCTTACGGCGCAACTGAAGTCGAAGCAATTCTCGCTTCATGCGTCGGCACCGGAACAACCACATTGACCATCTCACCTTCTGGCACGACAGAGTCTGCGAGCAATCCAGAATACGTCATAAGTAATGCCATGCTGGCCTCCTTTACCCCGATCAACTCAACCGTTGGCTCCCTTAGCACCGTAACGGCGCAATGGACAGGCGGCACCTGGGTACGAGACATCACCGCACCGTAAACAACAACCGAGGGAAACATGAAAATCACACTCAAAGTCCATCCAAACGAAGGCGACCCATATGAAGTCACAACGAATCTCTTTGTTGTTGTTGCATGGGAACGCAAATTCAAAAAGCAAGCATCCAGTCTTGGCAACGGCATCGGCGCAGAAGACCTCGCATTCTTTGCGTACGAATCCTGCAAGCAATCAGGCGTCACCGTTAAGGCAGTGTTTGACGACTA